GTTACAACAATTTGCTCTATTGGTATTACCATTACATCTTTCCTATATTGAATTCTTCCCTGATTATCAGTAGTTAATTCAGGTTTTAATTCTAATGATTCGCCATCTGAAGATACAATTAAGCATCTAACATAAGGAAAATTGAACAGCTTATTATTTTTAGGAACATAACCATCAATGCTAGAAGGCATATCAATATATTTTACATCTACTTCTCTATGTCCATCCGTACCACATTCTCGAGGATATTGTAAAACATCACAAACATTATCTATCTTATCATTTGAATTAAAATATTGTAGACTTTCAATTACTGGTCCATATGCTTCATAACCTTTAAATTCAGCTACACTAAATATATTATCATATGTTTTTCCTGATACTGGATAACCTGAACTGTCAGTAACTGCAGTATAACCATAATTCCAGTTTACTGTATAATCTTCTAAAGTTGAATTAATAACATAATCACCAGCTGTTAAATTTTCATCTTGCAACCACATATATTTAGCATCATTATTAACTGTCATACGTTTAATATAACAATCCTGATAATCAAGTGTTTGACAATATGTTGAAAATAAATCAATGCTAAATAATACTTCAGTAACTGTATCAGCTATATAATTTAAATTTGTAATAAAAGCAAAAATAGTACTTCTGTCATTAGAATTATTAAGAATTGCTATATAGTTAATATATGATAAATCATTAATATTTCTATTAATTCTAAAGGATCCAGATTCTATATTGTGAGTGATAACACTAATATTAGTATCTGTAAATACCAAAAATGGTTGTAAATTAGCTAAATCAATTGCATCACAAACATTAGAATAATCATCTGATAAATTGATATTCTTATAATAATTAATTGTACTGGTTATTCTTGCCATTTGTAAACCTCCTATAGTCGTATACTAAAGTCTATTAATTGTCTAAATTCTGTACCAGTTCTATTATCACTAAAAAATATATTAGATTCCCTCATACTAGCAAATAATTCACGCAAATTTTTATTTCTACATCTAAAGTCATAAATATTTTTCTGATAATAAATACTAGTAGAATTTATATCACCAAATACAACTGTTTTTGGCTTTATCTCACTATATTTAGGACGTATAAAAAAAACGCAATCGCTATCTTTACTTAAATATTCGCATAAAAATTTAAAACCCTTATAACAAAATACAAATTTATAATTTGATTTATAGTCTTTATAGCTTCCTGGAAGTAAAGGCTGTTTACTGGTTATATAATCACCTGAATCAAACATATCTGTAAATGAATTAGATTTACCGCCAGCATCGTTTGAACATCTCTCTATTGCTATTAATTTAGTACTTTCTCCGTCAGCTGTTAAACTTTCAGTAGTTACTAAATCACCAGGTTTTAATTTAAAGAAAACACTTCTAATATTCCAACCGTCTATATATGGACATATTCTTGATATAGCATTACCAACTAACCACATTCTAACAATATGTCTATTTCTATCTACTGTAGAATAAATAGAATCCAGCTTCATCACTTCATTACTTAAGTATAGTGTATTTGTCATAAATTCCTCAAATATAATATTTCCTACATCTAAATAAGAACCAGATTTATAATTTTGATAATGAACTAAAGTCCATATATAACCTATTTTATCACCTAATTTTATTTTAAAATCTTCTGTTATATTGGCCAGGAAAAATTTATTTCCCTTTACAACTATTGCATTATACTTACCTTCTGACCAGTCCATAATATCAAAATCGTCAAAATAACTTTCGCAAACATCTTTTTTAATTTCGTTTACTGATCTACGCAAATATATAAATCTTTTATGATTTTGAAAATAATCAATTAATACAGTTTTTTTAATTTGGTATGATTTACCATTATTTCTACGACCGAAAATAATATTATAATTTGCGTTTTTAGCTTTTAAATTTGTTATATCATAATGTTTAATAGTAGTCATGTAAATTAACCTCTTTGAATAAACTATAATTGTTTCTATTATTATAATCTATACAAACTTTAATTCCAAATAATTTACCATTTCTACATTCAACTACTAAATCTGGTAGTAATTTATTTACAATTTCAATACCTAATACAAACATATAATTATTATATTCAAAATTTTTATCATATGCTTTAGTATAATATAATAATTTTTTCAATGCTTCTATAATATATGCACTCTCCATATATTTATCACCATCTAAATTATTTATTGCTTTATCAATATTCATTTTAATACCTCCTTTAATGTATTGAACTAAAGTTCAATACTTAGCACTAACTTCTAAAGAAGTTAGCACACCTAATAAACAAATTGATTATTTTTAACAATACCTAAATTAAACTTATAAAATACTCTTCTACTTGATACCAGATCAACATAATCATCTTTTCTACCTAATACATAAGTTGTAGGAACTAAACAACACCCACTTTTATCAGTTATAGTAAATTCGTTACCCTGGTAATCTTTTATAGTTATTGGTTCTTGATTATCCACATAAGATAATAAATTCTTTTTTGTATATTTATAATCAAAAACAAAACCATCTTTAAATTCTTCTAATGAAGTTAATGCTTTAGCTCCTGATTTTGGAACACCAGCAACTGTTATTTTAATTTCTTCTTTGCCAGTTTTTTTATTAATTTGTTTAACTACATATTTTTTAGCCCCTTCAGTCTTAAACTCTAAATACTGGCCTTCATAGTCAAATACTCCTAATAAATGTCTATTACCTTTAGAATCGGCTGGTTGGAATCTATTAAAATCAATTTTTCTATCCTGGGATACTTTATATAAAATTCTCTTAACTTCATTATTGTAATCAATAATAACTTGTCTGTTATATCCTGGATGTAACTTTAATGAATCAGTATCAGAATAGATATTATATTTATCTAGCTTCATAATACATTGTATTAAATTACGTCTTGAATATGCTGTGATCCAAACTCCCCAGGCAAAAGACAAGAAACCATTCTCACCCTGGTAATTTAGCTTTTTAACAATTTCTTCATTAGATAAATCTTCTTCAGGTAACCAGTCTAATTCATTATCGTATTGAACCATAGCTCTAATAATATTAGTTACGCACATTCCATACAATGAATTAAATAAAGCTTTAGCTATTGCATATTCTATTTCTTTACCTTCTACATCCTTATATTTTGTTTTATCTTCATAACAATCAAGTATGAAATTAACAAATTCTTTAGGTAGATAAGCCGATTTAGCATAGTAACTTTCCATTATTTCGTATTCAAAATTTTCATTAGCTGAATAAGCATCTATCAAATATTTAGCATCAACATCGGTCATAACATAGCAAGCTGTTTTAAATTCTAGTAGTCGGCCATTATCATATCTTGCACCAGATAAAGTATTTTTAAGGCATTTACTAGCTGAAAGAAAAGTGTTCTGGTACTTGCATCTACCATTTTTCATTTTAACGACTAGTAAATAACTAAATCTATCATTTAATTCACATAGCTTATTAATAAAGCACTTTTTAAATTTGCTCATTGGATATTTAAAAGCTACCATACAATAAGGATAGCTAGAAGTAAAATCCCAGCTATCAACAAGTTTTATAATTTGATCTACTAGATAATAATTAGCATGAGTATATCCACCAGCAAAAGCCGATTGAAGCAAATTAAAAATATATGGATCTGTATTTATTGCATTATGTACTTTATCTCTATAATATCGTCTAACATAATAAACTTCATTTTTAAATTTTCTCCTAATTTTACCAGTTGCTGTAATTGGGATAGTGTGTAAATGCTTATATTGCTTTAGCTCTAACTTGATATAGTAATAAAGTACTAAACAATCATTTTCACAATACTTTAATTCTTTTTTACTTAAAGCAGTAATGCTAGTTCGAATTTTAGTATAATCTAAATCACCAGATAGTTTACGAACTGGTAAATCATATAGATCAGGTAAATATTTTAGTCCTAAATTAGTCATTGAATAAGTACAATGTATTTCTATATCAAATTCAGGTATTTCAGCTTGAATAACTTTATGTGTTTTCCTGGCAAATACTTTATTAAATTTAAAATAGGATTTTAAATACTGAAATTCAAAGCTAAAATTATGAATAAACATATATTTTTTATTAGGAGAATTTTTATCTATCATTTGCAAAAATTCTCTTAATTCTTCCCAGGTTCTACCAAAATAAACATTTTCATTAATTCCCAGCATCCATATATACATAGTAGACTTGAATTCTATGCTGGATAAATCTTTACCATATTTATTTTTAAGCTTTAAATACTTACATCCTGGATAGTATTTATTAGTTAAATTATCATATAAAAAACTAGTTGTTTCTATATCAAAAGTGTAAATAGTTTTATCGTAAGTAAAACCAGATTCACCTTTTTTACAATCAAGCTCTATATCATGACCAGTATAATTTTTGTAATAAAGCATAATTTTTCTATCCCCTTAATTTAGAAAAAACTCTCCCCAGAAAATTCTTCCCATTCTCTTATATCTTCTCTTAATTCATCTGAAGCTTCACCAAAGAAATAATAAATAAATGTGTATAATGCTTTTTTAAAATCAATATTATTAGTAATGTCATAATATCTTTTAACTACAACTAAAAAATTATCAGCTTCATTACTTGGCATTTCTTTAGCTTCATCTACCATTGCCCATAATTCAGACGGATCTATATATTTATAAATTTCATTAATTGATTCATTTGATAACATTTCATATAAGGCTTCAGCTTCTTCAGCATTAAAATTATAATCTGTTTCTAGCATCCCTTTAGTTTCTTCTGTTCTACGTTTCATAACAGATACTTTAGAATATTCAGAATTTAAAAATTTATCTAAAGCTTTA